AAGAACCGCCAATCTTTCTAATAATACCTGCTTTTAACTTAGGAATAGGTGATGGTGGGAAGTTAATAGTTTCAAATAATGTAGTTGTTGCAAGAGTGATAGAATTATCTGCTGATAGAATCATTTCCGCAGCACTACATGTTTGTTGAGATGAAGAGTTCTCAAAAATACTACCAGTAATCTTTGTAGATGTAGATCCTATGTTACACTCAGCACCTTGTAGTTCAAACTTAGCACCAACAACACTCATATCAACATCAGATCCAAACTTGATACCATGTTTTTGGATTCTTGTATTAACTTTTTCACCTTTCTTATCAACAACCTTGGGTGCACCTTCTGCATCAAGGAAGAAACCACCACCAACTTCGATATGACAGTCACCAGTAATTTTTAAGAAGTAGTCACCATCAATATTACGAACATAATCACCATCAATAGTTTTACAATCATCCCCATGTACCTCACAGGTATAATTGCCTGCATAAGAAGAGTGATCTGCTACTAAAACTGCGTCATCATTATTGTTAATTGTATTTCTTTTAATATATTCTTGATACTGTGCTTCTAACTGGTCATCACTCAAGTCTGCATTTTGTTTTCTTTTCTCTTGCAACCATTTCCACTTTGCATGTTCTTTATTATTAATCTTAACTGAGGTATGAGTAGTTCCGTTCTCATTTTTCTTTTGAGTTCCTTCTCTACCTGGTGTTCCTACAAATAATTCATATGCACCATTGATATAAGTCGTAGCAGCAGAAAGATATGGATCAGCAGTATTGAAAATATTATCAATCAAACCACCACCACTACCATTGTCACCACAACTACCTCTAGTTTTTCCTCTAATCTTATTGATAGTATCTAATTCCTCAGGAGTACAGTGTGTAACACCAAATAAAGGATACCAACCAACAGTATCTTTACCACCATCCATAGGACGATTACAATTACCACCAGTAAATTTGAGGAATAATGCCATCAAACCAGTAATTGATGTAATACCTTTTGTAAACAGGTCTGTAGCATCTTCAAAGATTTTTGTTCCTTTCTCCCATGCATCAATAATCTCTTTTGCTTTACCGATACCATCTACAATAGTCTTTACAGTATCAACAACCTTCAATGCTGTGTCAAGAATTTTTTGAACATTACAAACAATATCGTCAATAATTTTTTGAACACCAGATAAGATCATTGCTGCTTTGTCAATCATTCCCTCTAAGAAACTCTCAACAATACCAAGAATAGATCCAATGGGATCAGCAATATATCCAAGAAGTTGATTATCAATCACACAAAGTTGTGCTAGGATTTGTGTGACTGCTTTTTGAATAGCAGTAAACACAACAAATGGAACACCTGTAGCACCACCAAGTAGATTTACAAGTTCTAATTGTTCTGCTAAACCTGCTAATGATTGTCTGACTGCAGCAACAACCTGAGTAAATACAGCACTTAAGAAGTTTTGTAATTTTGCTGTGAGTACTTTAGCAGTAACGAGTTTACCTGTAATGATACTGATAAACTCTCCATCCTTTTCAGTCTTAATTAAGGTGCCTGCAGTTTCTGCAATATCTTCAACTAAATATGAAAGTTTATACTCTAATGTTCCCCACGGTCCTTTAACACCGTTAGCAGTAGGAATTGGTTTATCTGTGTCTTTAGGTTTAACAGGGTTAACAGTACCACCATTAAGTCCAGTAGCGTTACCAATGTTGTCAGGAGAACCATTTCCACCAGGTTCTGTAGTTTTCATACCTGGCAATGCAACTGCGTTAGTATCACCTTGACGTAAGTAACCTTCACCTTGATCAGTTGCTAATGAGTCATTTACATTTGTGGGATGTTTAGCAGCATGATTTACTCCAAGACCGTCCTCAAACTTCTCACCTGTAAAAGCAAATACCTGTTTTTCTTTTGTATCAGATGACTTAGTTACACGCAACACACCAATAACAATAGGCATCTGTGCGTTTTCTCCATCCATGAAGAAACCCATAACAATAGCACCAGGTTGAAGTTGTCCAGAACTTTCTCCTTGTCCATCATTACCTGGCTGACTGGTATGTTGTAATACAGTTGCCCAAGGCAGTTTATCTGTAGGAAGATCTGCTGTCGTTCCTCCCTGTACATTAGTATAATATCCTAAGATTCTGGTCTTTACACGACCAAGTTCCATAGGATCTTCATTGTCTTCAACTTCACCAACCCACCAAAAAAATCCGTCTTTACCGACGAAATTAATTGTGGGTTCATTTACAATGCCATCAATCGTAGCTACCATTATTCACACGGTATTTTTTAGTATTTAGGAGATTCGAGTATATTTGTAAAAATACTCCGTTCCCCAAACCATGTTGTTATCCTTATCGTATCCTCGATCTCGGTTCAACATTTTAGTTCCATGAAGTTCTAATTCAGAAACAACACGATCACCTTTCAAACCAATGCATTCATTGCCTTGTAATTTACCAAACCATGAACCATTGGAGAAGGTAAATATCATATCACATTTACCATCTCTTGTCCAGTCTAGATTGTAGTTCTCAATTATTACTTCTGTTTCACTTAATATTTTAACTTTATGAAATCTTTCTCGATAAGGTTTATTAGGTCCTTCTCTTCTGTAGAAATTTTTTGAATGAAGTCCCCCTGTAACCGCAGACCAGATAACCTCTACTTGGGAATAACTGTGCGGATTTGACTGTGCTTGATATCTATTTGACCAATGACCTAGTAAGTAGTTCTCAATCGTCGTACATGCGACACTCTGGCTCACTTGGATTTACCTCACAAAATAATTCTAAAAAGTTAGGATCATGGTGATCGCCTGCTTCAATCTCTTTACGGTGATTGTGAGCATATACTTCTAACTCATGCAACTCTTCGGTATAGTGCCTACGAGCAGCAGGTGAAGTCATTGGATTGTCTAGAATCTCTCTGTCTTTTTGGATGTGTTCTTCTAGTGTTTTCATGTGTGTAACCATAGGATACAATATTATTTATGCACTTAGACTGTCTTTCATCAACTGAAGTTCTGTAGTTAGAGTGCTACCAGTCGATTTGTGTGCTAGTGCTACTATAATGTAGCGTCCGCTATACTTTTTGTCAACTTTTACAGCACCAGTATCAGGTAAATTTGAGGGAATCTTAACAACAATACCACCACCTGTATACAAATCTAAATTACCAGGCACAGTAATAGTTAATTGAATGTTCTTTAATGTTTCAATACGCATCCATTGATACGCTTGTAATTCAACAATTTGTTCGTAATTTCTTTGAGGATTATCTTTAAATTTAGGATCAAAAATTTGATTAGGAATCATTTCATACCTAACTCTTTTTGGTTGTTGTTGAACATTTTGAATAGCAGTATCTAATGTAATTTGAGGGTTCTTAGCACCAGATCCATTCAAGTGAGACATTCTCTTCCAACTATCTTTTACAGAATATCTGTAAGCATCAGCAGATAAATCAGAACTTATTCCAAACCTTGATCTAGTGATAAAAGTTGGATCGAATCCAACACTATATCCAGACCAAGTACCGTTTCTTAAACCAAGTAAGTAATCTCTTTCTTTTGGAAATGAAATACCATCAATCAAAAATTGATCGTTTGAACTTAACGTTCCAACTTTCTTAGGAGCGTAAGTATATTCATATAGTTTATAGTCACCTAACTCTGATTTTGGATCAGTTTCATTTTTAGATTGATTGTTAATTTTATCAATCAGTGTATCAATAGACTTAAAATGGAATCCTAATGCATTTTCAAAAAATGCAAATCCATTCTGTAATTTTTGACCTGTTCCAGATTTACGAATTGATCTTTGAGACAACCAATAAATTAGATCAAAAGGTCTCCAGTTAGGAGAGATAAATGTTTGTTTATTTAAAGTCTCCTCCATGTATATTTTTTTGCCAGTATTAATATATTTTTTACCCATTAAAGTTTTAATAATTTCAGTTGCTTCAGTTTTATTCTGAAAGATAGTTTCTGAATTACCAAAAACATTCATTACTTCATTTCTTACATACTCATCTGATACTAAGTTAAGCAAATATATTTCTGTAAATTGATTAGTTCTAACTCTAGAATCAATTTGATAACATCTAAACCTATATGTTCTATCAATAATAGAACTTTTAATACTCAAAGCAAATTCTTCACTACCAGTCATAGTCTGAAGGATACCACCAGAGTCCTCCAGAATTAGTCTCATTTCCATACAAGCCTGAGTCAGACTTTCATATACTTCAAAACCTCTCAAGAAAGATGATAGATCATCATCACCCTCTGATGTTTGTAATTTTCTACCATTTTTAAACATGAAGAGTTTTACTTCTATCTCACCAGAGACAGCACGTTCAATACTTCCAACTTTGTTATTATTCCCAATGTTTGTAGGTAAAGGACCAATAAGACTCATGAGAATATACCTCGTAATGGATTGTTAAAGGAATTAAGAACTGCAACCGCAGTTCTAAGAACAGTTCCTGTTGTTCCTTGAACGTTTGCAAATGTTCCTCCACCTGCTTGAGCACCTAACAACTGACGAATACCTGCTTCAGCGATTGAAATAAATTGACGATTACTACCGTTAGATGATTCTACAGCAGCAAGTGCCATTTGAACAATTTCATTTGTTTTGTCATTAATTTCCCTTCTTGCTTGGTTTCTCTGTTCAGTTACTCTTCTAATTCTTGCTTGCTCTTCATAGTTATTACTACTTCTTCTTGTACTAAAGAATGGTTTACTGAGTGTTGCACCTTCGCCACCCATCATACTACCAAACGCATCCATTAAACCTTGATTTCTTTCCATTGGTGCAAATCTACCAAAGGCAGCTTCCATACCCTTACTGAAGTTAATACCATCTAAAACTTTCAGAAAGTCAGAACTTCCAGATGTAGTAACGCCAGGTCTCACACCACCAGGATCACGACCTGGTTTTGCTACAGCAAATGACTTACCACCGAAAGGTGAAAGTATAGGAGTTGAACCAGATCCCACACCAACATAGTCATAGTGACCACTACCAGGACCGTGAGAATACTTATATTTCCATCCGTACTTAATACCATTTTTTAACATCCACTTGTGTGAAGCACCAGAGAGGTCAAGACCTTCACCATACAAGTGAACTGAATTTTCATGTCCACCAACAGAAGCATTCTTCTTAATACTTCTACCAGAACTTGCAACATCAGAGGCATTTACTTGACCCTTAGAGTCAATCATCATTTTCATAAATGCTCCTGCAGCAGGTTGTGATAATACAATAGGACGACCATGTTTATCAGTAGCACCAGAAATACCCCACCCTGTAGCAGTATCAGAGTGAGCTGCAGGTATAACTTTCAGAGATCCTAAATTAGATGCTAATGCTGCACCTTTCTTATCTTTACTCATGTCATTTGGTTCTGCCTGAGCAGCACCTGTTCCTGTAAAGAGATTAAACAGGAATCCTAGGGGGTTCAACCCCCTAGAACTACTACGTTGAGATGCAGATCCAGATCCTGGTTGTGGTGTTACAAAGTAACCAGGAAGCTTATCTTTTCTTGCTAGATTGATAAGTGCTCTTTCTGCTGTAGTTGCCTTATCACTTGGTCCTACCCAAGGACTGATGCCACGTTCTTTCATTAATTGAAGTGCAAGAATATCTTGCATCTTCTTATCAAAGAACCCATCTTTAGGAACACCTGCTCGTTCAACCAATCCTGGTAATGTATTACCAATAAATTGATATCTTCCTACAGCGTGAAGTTTTCCTTGATCTCTCCATTGTCTCATTGAAAGAGACCCATCATCTTTTTGTAAAGCAAGAACTTCTTTAAGAGTTAAAGATGTCAATGCTTTTCCACCATGCATGGACATGTTTCTAAAATCACCAGCAAATGTTGATGAACCATCAGGGAAGTAATACTTATTACCCCTACCATTCTTATCACCATACTGGTTAACAGCATTGTATCCACCAGTGCCCATAGACTCATACTTAGCAAGTATGTCAAGTGCCTTCTTCTGATTAGGTGACATTGCTAGTTGTCCACCACCTGAGAGAAATCCTTGAGATGCTGCTTCAGCAAGTCTAGTACTTG